TACCCGTATTCATTAAATCTCCTCTACCAATATTGCCTCCACCCAAAGGAGTTCTATCATTGTTATTAAATAAAGTATCTACGCTAAAATCAATTTGTTTTGATTGAGCAACATACGGCACACCATTTTTAATTTTTAATAATTCTACCTTTGTAGATTGCGGATTTATTGGATTGTAATCTACAATCTTTTGTAGTCTATAAAAATGATTATCAATATAAATTAAATCTCTAAATGAAATATTAAATATGTCAAGAGGATTTAAATAAATAAACAATACAATTAATTTACTATTCCTATCTGTGATTTCCTCAATGAATTTAGAATGATATTTATTATAAAGATTATTATTTGTATATGAAGTCAGTCCGTAAGGATTAACATAATAAATTTCAGATGGCACTCCAAAGCATAAATCTAAAGTTGGCGTAATCGGATTGTCAACGTGACCGCAATATGGATAAACACTTTCAATAGTTGATGGCTGTGAACTTTGAGATGAATAATAGTTCCAAGGATTTACTGTTGCTAATGTACCACCCCAGTATAGCAATCGCATTTTAGATTTTACTTTTGTTTGTACTCCGCTATTACCAAGCGAATAAATTTCGGGAATGATTCTGTCAGTTGCTACTTCGCCAATCAAAGGAGTAGGAGCAAATAAAACTTCGTTTGTATTTGTATTCTTTAAGAAATCATTTACTATATCTACGTTTTTTTCTCCGTATATATCTTGCCATTTGTCTTTGTAAAATTTATTCCAATAGTCTGTATCGTCTGAATATTTTATTTTGTATCGTCTTGCGTCTAATGCTCCCATTGGAGTTATAGTCATTGTCTTTGATACATCTACTTTTTTAGTCCAATCTCTTTTTGAACCCGTACCATAAAAATCATCATACGTATCTATTATTAAATTGTTTGGAGTTGTTTTATCTATCTCGCAAAACAAATTAAATGTTTGCATAACAGATGAAAATAAATCTGCTTGTTTAATATCTATTGGAGCAACACCACTCATATCAATTGCACCACCTTGCTGAATGGTAGTATTACTAATTCTATTTTCAAAATCAGCACCCGCATTTATATTATGTTGAATTACTAATGGAGCAGATGAGTAGTTAAAATTTGTTACACTAATAATTGTAACTGTATATTTAGCATACATTGTTTCTCCCGCAAACATATGAATGCTTGGAGATGTTCCCGTTAAAATTTGACTATAAATTGTACTTCCTATTACATAAGCAGTTCCATTAACTAAATTAAAATTTGCTGATGCTAATGGTATTGTTCCTAAATTACTATGTACTAAATCTATTGATACACTACAAGGTATGAGAGATACGGGAGCATTGATTGTTCCCGCAACAGAACATAATCCCTCTACTACTGCATAAAGGAAAAATTCATAGAAGCCAGTATTTAATGCAGTAAATATTCCAGTTGTTGGGTCATACTGATTTGATGGGTCTGAATTTTCTGTATTAAAAATAATTGGAGAAACATTAAATTGAATATAAGCATTTGTAAAAGGTAGCGTAGTTGTATTTGTCGCTGATAGTTCAGCATCAAATAATCTACTTGTAACTTGTGATGGACTTAATGTTAATCCCTCTCCAGCGTATGGTACAATTAATCTTTTAAAAAATGCACTATCAAAAAAAGTAGATGTATAAGTAAATCCCGCATCTAAAAAAATTGCATCAATATAAGTTTTTAAATAAGTTGCGGGTAAAAAATCTGATACGTGCCAAGCATTTGAATTTGCATTGTGACCATAATTTATCATAGGGTACACAAATCCATTTCCGTAATTTACAGAAGTCCAAGTTGCTTGTTGCGTTGTCTTATCGTAGGTATGATTGTATTGGCTTAAATTTAATTCAGTTAATTTCTTATCCGACATTGCCGAATAAATATTACTTACATCTCCCGTAAGAATTACATTGTAAATTATCTTGGCAAAATTTTGTTGGTCTCTGTCAATACTTAACAATCTCATTATACCATTGAACTGCTCCAAGCCGTCAGCATAAAGTATTGCAGTACATTTTAAATTTGGATTAAAGTCTGGAACAAAATTTATTATTCCCGTTGTTTGAATATCCTCTGCTATATCAAATATGCCACCCAATAATTTATCAATAGTTTTTGATGCTGGTAATTTAATTGTTTTTGAGAATGAACCTTTGCGAGATTTTGGGTCACGAATATCTGCTATCATTAAATTTAATGACGCTTGGACTTCCTCCATCATATCTACCCGTGTGTTATTTAAAAATAGTTCCGTTCTCATTTATGCTCTTTGTGTCCAACGCTTATTACCAAATTCTATTTCAACCGATTGATTAAATAACTTTTCAAAGTTTGCTATTGTTTTTATTTCCGTTCCGTTATTTTTTACTATTACGGGAATCATATTTGTACCATTGTAATAATATACTTCGGGAGATTCAATTAATTCTTGCAACCAAATACTTTGTGCATCATTAATCCAGTCAGATTCCAATGTCCATTTATCTGTAATGTCTGTATTGAAAATTGTTGTGCCTCTGTCTTGTGCTTTATATGTCCAACCGCTTTCAGTTAGTCCACCGATATTTTTTTGTAATGAATCTCTTTTAAGGTCAGAGAATTTTTTAGTTACCAATTTAAATAAGTATGTATCAAATCCTCCTAATCTATTTAACCAATGTAATGCTATTGGATTTGTATTATGCCAAACGCAATCTATTTTGTAAGTTGTTACGGGAGAATTTAAGTTACCAAAAAAATCTGTTATCTCTATTGTATAGGTATCTATTGATGCAGTAATGACTGGTTGTACTCCGCTGTACAATGTAGAATTATTTAAATCATAATACCCAACACCAACACGAACCATTTTCATTAAGTAGGTAGAGGATGCTTGGTAACTATTTGCTATTTTGTATGTACCTACTAATGCGTTGTTAGTGTACGTTTTTATTACTGCAAAATAAACTGAACCGCTCGTATCATTCAGCATATATTGATACGCTCTATTTGTAGATTGATAATAGTATTGAGTTATTACTGCTCCAGTTACATTGTTAGAAATGTTTGATAGTATCGCATTATTTCCATTTGGAGTGTAGTTAGTATAAACATAAGTCCTAAATGTTTCTGTATCAAATACTCCATTCCACGCATACTTTGTTCCCGTTACTGTTATATTTGGATAAGTTGTTATTCCCGAACTTGCTCCGTACTGCTCACCAATTTTTAATTCATAAGCACGTAAAGAATTTTCACAAGTTTGAAATCCATACAACGAAGTATCTAAATCGTAGGTAACAAAAGATTCAAGCACTCTTGAAATATCCGCTGCTGCATTTCCGTATAATGAATTTGCATTATACAATCCTCGCCATACTCTTCCACTTACACCGCTCACATATAAATCTACAACGTATTTAAAATTTGCCGATGTGTTATTAGTGCTTTGTATTACAAATCGCATTGGATTGTAAACGGGAGAGTAAAGGTCTGGTTGTTGTTGGATTGTAATTGCCATTGTTATTGTTTTGCGGGGTCAATAAATTGTAATATAAAATTTGGATTAGCGGTATGTTTGATTATTGTTTTTCTTAATTCTAAAAATGCTTTTTCATTTACTACTTCGGAATAAAAATTGCTTCCTCTGTAACCAAATCTTTTTATTACACCTTTCTTTTTAATACTTGAAACTATATTAAATGCCATTTGTTTATTTGCTTCTAATTGTGTTTGCGGTTTAACTACTTTTTTTATTACCATCTTTTTATTTTTTATAGTAGATGCTAATGTTTGTTTTTTTACTGGTATGGTTGCTTGTATTCCTTTTGTTCTCATCCACCCAACTATAGAATCTACAAAAGTAGGAGCGACATTTGTTACCTTCATATTTGTCCAACGCTTTCCTCCCTTATCTAACACATCATAATAACTTGGTGCTTCTAATGTAAATTCAACAAAGTCTTCGCCAATTTTTACAGACGGTTTAAATGATTGAGCAGTTACTCCACTCGCAATCATATCCTTACTTCCTAAACTTTCCGTTATATCTTCGGTTAGTTTGTTTCCCCATACTGCAACAATTTCGGCAATGCTATCTACAAAATCTTTATCAGCCATATAAATTAAAGAGTCAATTAAATGATTCTGTTATTATTTTTTTTTGCCTCCTCGTCTTGTAAATCTTTTCTGAAAGCAAGGCAGTTATAAATGTAAACTATTGATTGCTCTCTCCAGTAATCCATCTTGTTATAATCTCTGCCAGTCAATTCAAATATCGTATAGAAATGTCCCCAATGTTCAAACATAGAAACTTTCTTTGGAGAGAAATCTGGAACTGCATCTGCTAATTCGTCATCATCTCTTCTGCTTCCTTTTGTACTGCTTCCAAAACTAATGGCAACAAGTGATGCGAGTAAAGAAAAAAAAAGTTGGAAATTCCAATCCCTATTGAGGTAGGTAGAAATTCATCAAATAGTTTTGCAGTTTCTTTTATTGATAATTTTTTTTGCCAAAATTTATACCATACAAATTTTTCTTTTGAAAGAATCGCCATTACGAGTGATGCTTTTTCTCCGAAGTTTTCAGCAGTAAGTTTTAATAGTGATATGCCTTCAAGTTGCGCTCCATTAAACTCTTCCATTGTTTCGCTTACCATATATTTTCTACCCTTGCACCAAAAGTATTTTTGATACCTTCCCTCCATTTGTGTATTTAAAAAATTGTGCATCTGCGTTCTATGTATTTGTAATTCCGATAACGGAATCTGCTCATAGTAACTTTCTGACTGCCTTGTTATTAGATGCAATAAAGTAATATCTCTTTGTATCTCATCTGTTACTTTTGCTTTTGATAATACATCAATAGCAGAGAATGTGCCTAATGGAATTTTGCTCCAGTCAAATTGTTTTTTGTTTTCTGTTTCTGTTTTCATTTTTCTTGTTTTTAATTTAGCCCCTTATTAGCACCTTATCAGCACCTAATTAGGAACATAGGTATAGGTAAAGGTATAAGTAATGGTAAAGTAATATATTATTTATTTAACTTACAAAGACAAAACATTTTATTTTTCAATCACATTAATTTCAATACCCTTTAAACATCATTTATTTTAATCGTAAGGCATTTAAAATACTTTTTGATACTCTCACCTCACTTCGCATCAAAGTTTATTAAAACTAATTTAAATAGCATTCTCGCATATCTTTACACTATTGTAAATAATATCTTTACACTATTGTAAAACAATACAACTTCCTTTACACTATTGTAATAATATCCGAATCCATCTGCATATATCCGATTACGTAACATAATATTCTCCCGAACTTTTTAGCATCTTCATACTGGAATATGATAAGGCAGTTGCTATAACTCCGTCATCGTGAAATCCAAATGGTGCGCCATATTTTATACTCCTACTCTTTGCATTATACTTAAATGTAAATACTTCAAATTCTTTTTTAAGCCATTCAACATCAGTAAAATAAACTTCATTCGATTGCGTTGCAACTGCTAATCCTTCAATAATATCTTGCTTTGTTTTTGATGTTGTTACAAATGGTTGAATGTTATCTCTATTATTGCAAAGATTTTGTACTTGCTCAAAGATTGCATCGCCAATACTATTTACTTCAATATAAGTTAACGCATTGTATTCGTTTATTTTATCAGCAATCTTTTTAGAAATGTTTGTCCAACTATCGTGTCGCCACCTATCAATAAATACTTGCTCTCCATTCTCATTCATAATTGATAATACTGAATAGTCATCCGCTCTCCCTAAATCCACACCGCCATAAAATTTATTTCCTCCAGAAGATTGTTTGTATTGTGGTTTAAAAATGTTTGCTCCACCCTCAATAAATTGCGCCAAGTACTCTTGTCTGAAAACGTGGTCGGGCAAAGTTAATTTTGCATCGTCAATTTCCGTAGGATTAATCATTGGATTATCATACGAAGTCATAGTGAAAGATTTGTACTGCGGATTTATTCCATCTAACTGATGCAATAAATAAAAATGATTCTTACCTCGTGGAGTAGAAATCAATAATACTTTTTTTCCTCTTACTAAAACAGTTGCTCTCAATACTTCTGTCCACGCGCGTTCGTCAACAAAAGAAAATTCGTCTACAACTAAATAATCAAAAGTAAATCCACGAATGTTATCATATCGCTCGGCCGAAAAAAATTGTATTGTTGAACCAGTAACGTATTCTATTATCAAAGAACTTTTATTTACTTCCCTATAAATCTCTGGCCGCTTTGCAAATGCTTTATGTGTTTCCTCAAATACTTTTTTCGATTGTTTATATACGGGAGATACCCAAGCAATTTTTACTTGTCGCTCGTTCAATGCCCAATGCATCATTTGATTCATTCCCAATAAAGTTTTTCCAAACTGCCTACCGATATTGATTACATAATATTTATGTTCGCTATCATTTACGCAATTATGAATTATCCTCTGATTCGGATGGGGTGTGTATAGGACTGCTCGTGCCAAAGTCTGCTTTAAATTTCATATTACCTTTCACTTCAATTATATTCTGCTCAATGTAACCACGTTTCTTTGCTTTACATTTTAAATAAAATATAGTTGATAGTGGATTGTTCCTACCTATCTGCTGGAACAAATGACTCTCAACAAAATCTTGCGCAACATTATCCATATCACGACAAAGTTTTCTGTACGTTTTATTTTCTTTGAGCCATCGGTAATGTGTTTCCCTTGCTATGTCAACGCTCTTACAAGCGGTTGTTACAATACCTAAACTTTTCTCCAATGCTTTTAGCATCGCAAGTTG